CTGCGTTGTTTGACAGGCGTGTAGGTTTGACTGAACTTATCTACGGAATGTCTAGGAATCAGTTTAGAAGTGCTGCTGAAGCACAAGTAAAAGCTGAACAGATTTCTGTGCGACCAGACGACTACGCTAACATCCTAGAAGATGCCCTGTCAGAAGTTGCTCGCAAAGAAGCCCTCCTTGCTCGATGGCACATATACCCACAGGACGTTGCTCCTGTTCTTGGGCCAATGGCAGCACAGGCATGGCAGATGCACGTTCAGGGCGAAAGCCCAGATGCAATTGTTCGCGAGTACTCTTATCGAGTTGAAGCTGGTTCAGTTAAGAAACCTAATGTTGCAACAAAGATTGAGAACCTTAACAACTTCATGCAGATTGCAATGCCTGTTGCTCAGGGTCTGATGCAAGCTGGCAAGCCAGAAGTATTCAATGGCTTGCTCACTAAGTGGGGCGAGGCTAACCAAATGGACGTTAGCGAATTCCTTGTTCCACCACCGCCACCCCCACAACCTCAACAACAGGGGCCTCCTCAACAGGAAGGGCCTCCTGAAGAAGCACCCCCCGAAGAAGGACAGCCAACAGAATGAACATTCCATACGAAGTAGAACGAGCTGGCCCAGCAGCTATCAGAGTATTTAAAGAGTCTATCGCTAATGGAGGCACTGAAAAATTCGCAACTATGTGCGCCGTCCAAATCGCCCCAGGGACAAAAGGGACAGACAGGGCCTTTATGGAAGGCCGGATGAACAACCAGCAACTCGACGAGCTTCCACCAATCATGGCGAGATACATGGTGAAGGATGCCAAGGCTGCGGGGATCAACATCAACGGCAAGCATTATGTAGCAGGACTAGCCGACAAGAGGGGATGGAAAGACCCCGAGGCGTGGGTGAGCAACAACGACGACATTACTACAGTCGCGAGAAAGAGGAACCTATCCGTATCCGGGTCGGTTAATCATGAAGGTCGAGCTGTTCCACCAAAACGAAAAGTGCTGAGTGAAAAGATAATTAAAGAAGAAACAAGGCACATGAAAAAGAAGTTTCCCAAAGCTAGTAAAGAGGAGCTTCGGGAGAGAGTAATAAACAAGCACTCGCTAAAACGAAAATTAAAGTAGGAGTTGTAGATGGCTAATGTAAAGATTTCTGATTTGCCAGCAGGAACAGCAGCGTTAACAGATATTGTTCCGGCGATGGATTCAAGCGGCACAACTACATCTAAGCTAACACTATCTGCCATTCTCGACTTGCTCGTAGACGCTGCACCAGGCGCTCTTGACACACTTAACGAATTAGCTGCTGCAATCGCTGATGACGCAACCTTTTATGATAGGGTTCCCACAGGACATTGGCCTAGCGAAACTAGCAATAGCGGAAAGCTGTTGACGACCAATGGAGATGGGTCAGATAGTGCTTTGTCGTGGACTAACACGCTAGCTGCATCTCTTATAACAAGCGGTACTTTTGATATCGCAAGACTGCCTACTGGCACGACATCAAGTGATGTATGTATTGGTAACGATGCCCGTCTTTCGGATGCTAGGACACCTGTTGCTCATGCTGCATCTTTGGTTACTTCAGGCACATTTGACATTGCTCGTATACCTACTGGCACGACATCAAATGATGTATGCATTGGCGACGATGCTCGGTTATCAGACGCTAGGACACCCGTTGCACACGCTGCATCTTTGGTTACTTCAGGTACGTTTGATATTGCACGTATTCCAACAGGCACAAGTTCTAGCACTGTTTGTGTTGGAAATGACTCGCGACTGTCTGACGCAAGAACTCCGACTGACCACGATGCTGCCAAGGTAACAAGCGGCACATTTGACATTGCTCGTATACCTACGATTACGCAAGCCAAACTTCCATCAACGGCAGTGGTAAGCGATACGTCTACGGAAGCCAATAGTGCTGAAATCGACAATGTGGTTTCAATTTCCCAAGCAAATTACAACAGCTTGGTTAGCGCTGGAACAACTAATGCTACAACCTTATATGTGATCACTTGAGTATTAAACTTGGTACGACAGACCCAGCAGATTTCAAGTTGGGTACGACAGACGTTGCAAAGCTGTGTATTGGCACAACAGAGGTATACTCAGCAACAACCACTCCCTCCGCTCCGCAGTCTTTAAGTGCAAGTGCTGGTGATACTCAGGTAGCCCTTAGCTGGTCAGCCCCCGCGAGCGATGGCGGTGCAACAGTTACTGGATACAAGGTATATCAAAGCACGGACGATGCAAGTTTCTCTGAGGTTGCTACTCCATCAGGAACATCACAAACAATCACTGGTTTAACAAACGGAACAACATATTACTTCAAAGTTGCGGCAGTAAACTCTGTAGGTACGGGAACGCAGACTTCATCTGTGTCCGCATCGCCATCAGCATCCGCTACCGCCCCAAGCGTTCCTCAAAGTTTATCTGCTACCAGAGGAAACACGCAGGTTGCTTTATCTTGGTCGGCTCCATCTAGTGATGGTGGAGCGACTATCACGGGGTACAAGGTTTATCAGAGTACAGATGATGCAAGCTTCAGCGAAGTAGCAACGCCATCTGGCACATCGCACACCATCACGGGACTGACTAACGGCACGACTTATTATTTCAAAGTTGCAGCCGTTAATTCAGTGGGTACTGGTACACAAACATCTTCAGTAAATGCTGTTCCAGCCACAACTCCAGGTGTACCGCAAAGCCTCTCTGGAACGAGAGGAAATACACAAGTAGCCCTCAGTTGGTCTGCGCCGTCCAGTAATGGTGGCACAGCAGTTACGGGGTATAAGGTTTACCAAAGTACGGATGATGCAAGCTTCTCTGAGGTTGCGACCCCGTCAGGTACATCGCATACCGTGACAGGCCTGACAAACGGGACAACTTACTACTTTAAGGTTGCGGCGGTTAATGCTGTTGGTACAGGAACTCAAACGTCATCCGTAAGCGCAGTTCCTGCAACAAACCCTGGAGTTCCGCAAAGCTTGTCAGCAACGCATGGCAATGCTCAGGTGGCACTGTCGTGGTCAGCCCCTGCAAGTAATGGTGGAACCGCAGTGACTGGTTATAAGGTTTATCAGTCAACAGATGACGCTAGCTTCAGTGAAGTTGCAACGCCATCCGGTACGTCGCATACCGTTACAAGCTTGACTAACGGAACACAGTATTACTTCAAAGTTGCAGCCGTCAATGCAGTAGGCACTGGCTCGCAGACATCCTCGGTGAATGCTACTCCTGCAACAACTCCTGCTGCACCGACTAGCCTCGCTGCAACAAACGGCGACACGCAGTCTGTTCTGACTTGGACTGCACCAACCAATACAGGTGGGTCAGCTATCACAGGCTACAAGGTCAAGTGGGGTGCAACGTCTGGGTTCCCAGGCAATGCAGCCTATATAAGCACAGGCTCAACCAGTGCCACGTACACAAAGACAAGCCTGACCAATGGCACACAATACAGTTTTCAAGTGGCCGCGATTAACGCAGAGGGAGATGGCACATACAGCAGCACCGCTACTGCCACACCAGCCGCTGCAAGTAGTGGTATTACTCCTAACACAGACAGTAGTGCAAGGTTCTACCTTCCTGCATCGCAAACCACGTTTAGAGTATCTGCGAATACATCCAGCGGATACTTCAAGATTTCATCACCCGGCAAAACAGATGTCATAGGAAATGATCACGCAACCATGTACCCGACATACTACTTGCAGGGTGGTTCGACGTATGCCGAAATGTCTGGTTTGTCTTCATCGGCTACGAAGACAGTTACTGTTTCTCCGTGCGATGCAAGCGGCAATGTGTCAGGAAATATAATTGGAATTGATGTTGGTACAGACGCTACCAACAACGTCGACGCAGTAGACATATCAGGACTCACTAGTCTCACGACATGCAACCTCGGTGCTTCTGGGGCTACCTTGTCCGGCAGCAAAGGCATGGGCTCTCCAATTGGCTCTCGTTCAATGGCAAGCTCTATCACTGAGATACGTGCAGTAAATGTTGATTTCAGCACAGGTGGCGGAGCGTACTACAGCCCAACATGGACACCTCAAGTTTATGTGTACGGTGGTGGTCTTGACTTATACAACCAAGACCTTGATGCAACCGCATTGAATCAATTGTATACAGACCTCTCTTCTGGCACTGGAGGAGGTGACATATACGTCGGACAAAATCCAGGCACTGGATCAGATAACACTAGCCTTGCATCGAACTACACGATTTACGGGTCTTAGAAATGTATTTTATTTGCGGAGACAAGCTGCTTGCCTTTAACGCGAAGTGTGCAACGTCAACTTTTTGCTGGGCTATTATTAGGCAGTATTACCCAGAGACTCTCTACATTCTGGAAAATAAAACGCAATGGGCTAATGGAAGAAGAGCCGAAGACCAACAGCATCACCGTCATGTGCCAACACGGGCTACTCCATACAAACATCAAGTTGCCCAAATAGTAAGAGAGCCAGTAGACAGGTTTTGTAGTGCAGCCGGTTTCATGAACCTAACAAACAGGTTTGGTATTGAACCTGTACTTAATGACCTAGTTAATGAGACAAGTGAGTTAGAAGGCATAAGAGGCACGATAGCAGCGAACATTCACTTTAAAAAACAGTCTAGGTTTTCAGGAGACATAACGTATTTCCGCATGAATCAACTGCAAGAGTGTGCTGATTTTCTGGGACTTAAAGTCCCTTTAAAGACCATTAATACAACAAGGCACGAAAAGCCAGTGCTAACTCCCAAACAAAAAGATTTGGTTAGGGATTTTTACGCAGACGATGTAGCACTTTGGGAATCCATACAAGAGTAAAGCATGCTTACATACTACGATGCAATTGAACATTTAATTACGTCAAGTTTTGGCGGATCACAGGATGCAGAGCAAAAGGACATTCGCTCTGCTGTGCAGCGAGCTTATAACGAAGTTGCTTACCTTCGTGATTGGGAGTTCTATGTTACGCACGGAAGAGTAAACCTTGAGCCGACTTGGACAGGCACAGTGACGTTTGACAAGTCTACTGAGACTTTAACAAAACAAACCGGCGATGCCTTTCCTGCTAATGCGAAGTACTACAAGGTTCGCATTGGAAACGTGGTAGCAAATATCAAGACTCGCTCAAGTGACTCTGCATTAGTGTTAGACCCAACAATCACGTTTGCTAACAACATCTCATCCGCTGAAACAGCAACCCTGTACCGCTCCGAATATCCTTTACCGTCTGACTTTAGGAATGTAGATTCTCCAATTGACGAGAACACATGGACGAGCTTCTGTTACGTCACTCCTGATCAGGCCATGAAGATGGAGCGGTCACAGGTAGTTGAAGGCAGTCCTCACTACTGGACTATTGTTAAAGACCCAGACAGTCTCACGGGGTTTGTATTAAAAATTCTAGGCTACCCTACTGTGGCAGAAACTCTTGACTTCACCTATCGAAGAACGCCTAGGCAGTTAAGAATCTCAGGACATGAAACAAACTCACGGGCTGGAACAATCTCAACAAGTGGTACGGCAGTCACAGGTAGCACGACTGCGTTTAGTTCTAATATGGTTGGGTCTATTCTGCGGATTGGAACAGCAGCAGACCTCCCAGACACGCTAGGCTCAATCACTCCGTTTGAGGCGGAGTCAGAGATTGCTTCGTACTCGTCCGCAACATCGATTGCGACAGTAGACATTTTAAGCACTTACTCAGGTGTGAAGTACTTAGTGACTGATCCAGTTGATGCACCTCCTCATATGACTAATTGCATTTTGTCCGCAGCAGAGTACTGGCTTTCTCGCACAAGAAACCAAGATGCAGAAGGTGCGTTTGCTATGTACCAGAGAGACTTGCGTCTTGCTTTGGAGTCAGACCAGCTTGCACCAATGTCGGGTGCTACCCGAGTTGTCTGGGACACCTATGGTTGGCGGTCACCACTTAAAGAAGACAATTTTGTCGAGGGGTAATCCATGCTTGTAATAGACAAATGGCCTGGTCTTGTCACAAACGCATCGCCTTACGCATTGCCACCTGGAGCTGCCACTGAACAGGTCAACTTGATTTGCATTAATCCCGGCCAACTCATTACTCGCAATGGCCTTACAGCAAAGACGTTTGAAAGCAGCGACACTTCGTCCGCCACAATCATCAAAATGTTTCGTTTTCAGGACGGCATAAATGAAAATTTGTTGTACCAAGATGCTGATGGAAACATTTATTGCACTCTCGAAATTAACACAATGCTAGTTACAGAAAACGGTGACAACCTCTGCGATGAAAACCTTAATAGATTTGTAATCTAATGCCTATATCATCTCGAAGAACTGGTTCAATAAATGCTATCCGCATGGTGACGGGTGGCGATTCGTATTCTTCTACGCCCACTGTCACATTCACAGGTGGTGGCGGTACTGGTGCTGCCGGTGTTGTCTGCATGGCAGGTACTCATGTTGAAAGAATAGTGATCACAAACGCTGGAACTGGTTATACATCTGACCCTATCATCACCTTCTCGTCAGGCGAAGCGAGAGCTATTGCATATGCGCACACATCCCCATTGCGTCCAATGACCTTTGTTCGCTCTCGTTTTAACGATGTGTACGGAGTGGACGGGATGGGCCGAGGAGTTCGATGGGATGGCGACACTGATACAATGGAGCCTATTGGTCTACAGAAACCTGTAGTTAAGCCAACTGTAGTAGTTAGCGGAACTTCTAACTCTCAACGACTTGTTGCTGTAAATATAGAAAACCCTGGAACTGGATATGTTGACAGGCCAGTAGTCACCGTAAGTGGCGGGAACCCAACAGAAAACGCTGAACTGGAATCGCGTATTGGCGATGGTGAAGTTCGTCGTATTGATATAAAGAATAGAGGGCGAGGGTTTACATCGAACCCAACAATAACATTGACAGGCGGTCAGGGGGGTGGCGCAACTCTAGGTGTAGGTGTAGACGGGAAGGTATCAAGTGTCCTCGTTACAAATCAAGGCTCTGGTTACACAACCGCACCCACCGTTACTTTTTCTGGAATAGCTGACGCGACGGCCACTGCTACGGTAGCGGATGGCAAGGTCACATCAATTACACTTGATACTCCTGGCTCAGGCGCTACTGGATTAATTACTGC